GAGCATAAGGAGCTGCAGAATAACCGCCTCCACCACCGCCAAATAAACTACCAAATCCACCACCGCCACTCATTGAACTACCTAGACCACTAAAGGCTGTTCCTAACGGACTATAGCTTTGGTATCTAGAATAAGCACTAGCGGCATCAGCTTGTGGTCTTAAATATAATTCACCTGATCTTGCACCAGCCCCCGCCTGTGCAGCAGCTAAGTCTAGACTCATTTGATATGGGTTTTGTCCTAGTGATTCAATACTCTTAGCCATGTTAAGTTGTGTCTCAATCGGTAAGAATGAACCACTAAACAAGGATGGAATACCAGCAGCAAGTTTACCGCCAGCACCGTATAGTTCTCCACCGAACCGAATACGATTCATGGCTTCTGTGTCTGCTTCTGCAGCTAGTGCTTTATCTTGTTGGAAGATAGAGTTGTAATATGCCTGTAATGCAGGATTAGTTGGCGCTCCGCCAGTTGCTGTCTGTACGCCTAGACCACCACGACCTGTGGCAAAGTTCCTAGCATTTATTCTACCAAACTCAGCAGCACGACTAGGTTCTAATAATCCTTGTCTATCAGAGATGTATTTAGCTGCAACCTCTTGTGGATTTGCACCTAAATAGTCACCCCCTAACTTGAATAATGAGCTTGCTCCGCCATAAATCGGTTCTGTTAGTTGCTGGACACGAGTAGGGTCGTATCCAGTAGCTCCTGTTGTAAATCGATTACGAAGAGCTTGAAGTTCTGGAGTTAATTCATATCCAGCTTCTTCAACTTGTCCTAATTCGTTAACTTTAAACCTAGAACTTCCGAAGCCAGTAGTTAAACCAATAGGACGGAACTGTGCCATCTGCGAAGCACGCAGACCAGCAGCACGAAGCGCTTCCGCCTGTGCTCTGGCAGCATCTGCTCCTTTGCCTCCGCTAATGAGACCCCCGACAGCCGAAAAGACTGGACCTGCGAATGATGCAAAGCTACCCATTATTTACTCCTACTATAGATGTCATACATTTGTTTATCATTACCTAAAAAGGGTTGTTCATATTTAAAACCAATTACTTTACCAAATTTACTGAGTTTCTTATTTCGTTGCTGTACCAGTGCAAATAAAGGACTGTTTATTAAATCCTGTAATATATTTAAATCTTCTACATACTTTACTTTTATTTCCGATGTCCACTTTCGTACATCTGTATGAAACCACAATGCTGCATCGTGTAATTCTAGAAACATTGTATAGTCGTTTCTAATGACTACAGGTACTTTAAAACTCATTACAACTGTATTGCTGATACCCAGAATGTTTCGTTTGCTAAGTTTACTGTAGTAACTTTAAACTGTAATGTTGTTGCTGTTGTTGGTGTTAAATATACAGTTATAGAATTACTGGGGTCAACTTGAAAGTTAACATTTCTGCTTGGGTAGGCATCAAATGTCTCGCTTAAACTACCTAGACCCCACTGAAAATTTACATTAATAGTTGCGTTTCCATCCTGTATTCCAGAATAGTGCATAGACAGCATAATTGGTCTATTAGTACCACTGACACTAATTGAGTGTGTTGTATTAACACTTCTTGATTGCTGTGTAATTACTGTAGGTGCAGCCACTGCTGCAGAAGCCCAAGTAGTGCCATTTGAAGTTAGAACATTTCCTGATGTGCCGGGAGCAACTAAGTTACCTGACAAAGTAGAAGAACCATTACCAAGAATAACACTATTAGCAGTAATCGAAGAAGCACCAGTGCCTCCGTCTGCTACTGTTAAATCTGTAATTCCTGTTACTGTGCCGCCAGTGATAGCTACTGCGTTAGCATTCTGTGCAGCCATCGTACCGATAGTGCCTAGGTTTGTAATCTCAGTTCTAACAAAAGCAGTAGTAGCTACTTGTGTTGTATTGGTAGTAGCAGCAGCCGTAGGAGCTGTAGGAGTTCCTGTTAGTGCAGGACTGTTTATATCTGCCTTAGATGAAATAGCTGAAGCTATAGCTGTAAACTCCGTATCAATCTCTGTACCTTTAATAATCTTGCCTGAGTTACCAGTAGGTAATCCATCTTTAGCTGTAAAGTTAGTTGCTTTTGTATAGTTTGCCATAGTGTGTCCTTAGACTAAAGTCTTTCCTTGCTTAATTGCTACGTCTATTTTCTGAATTGAAACTGGATTTCCATTAATATCTGCTTCTAAGCCTAACTGCATTACAGTTCCTTGACCACCAGCATTAATGTTAAATCGATCTAAAACAATACCTGAGGTATACTCAGCAATATTATATTCGGATGATCCGGGGATAGTATCTACAGTAGAGTTATTATATTCGTATACTGTAGCAGCGTCGAGATTATATGTGGTAGCTTGGTAGCTTTCGGCATAATCAAAACCCCACTTAATAGCTACTGGTTGATTTGTGCCACCAATTAATATCCAACCAATCTTCTTTAATAGTTTAAGATTTGTAGACGCATCAAAGTCAAAGTAATTAGTATAATAGGCAAGACGATAACTAGAAGTATTATCAGCATAGCCAAAATACTTACCGATATATCCCGGCTTACCTAAGTATAAGTCTCTAGCTTGTGTGACAAAGAATGACTTAGGTTCAATACTGTCCCAGACTGTAACTCTCATAGAACCATCTTGTAGTGGAGCACGAGTATCAAAGCAGTACACAAACTTAGTTGTAGGAAGTGTTAATAAATATATAGCATCTCTTTCATAGTAGATGCTTTTAATCTTAGTTAAGTCTGTCTCAGATGCTACAGCAGCCATTAGTTCATCACGAACATTCTTAGAGATATCTCGCATTGGCATGGACTTCTCTTGGATTACTCGCTGCAGACTACGAACTCCTGAGTCAGATAAAAACAACACATCTGTTGCAATGTTCTGTATTGAATCTCTAGCAATACATCCTACATTATAGATAACTTCAACAAGTGTTAACGCTCCTATGTCTAACGGATTAGCATAGATTGCTATGTTCTTACGACCAAAGAATATAATATATCCGTTATGTGCTGCAGCAGCGACTACAGGATCTCCATTAGGGAGAACTTCTTGTAGGTTTAAGTACCCAGCAGACCCATTTAAGAAGTCTGTACCAGCTAGTAAGTCGCTGAAGTAAACAGTCTGAGTGTCTCCTGAGATACCGCCACACCATATTCTTCCATAAGCAGACAACACCCAGCTAGGCATGAATGTTGCTGTGCTATGATTAGAAGGTAACTTAGCGTCATCTCCTACACGCTGATATCCAAATGTGTTACTATCGTGAGCGTCAAAAGCTCCACCAGATGTTGGTAACTCATGATACACTAGCATAGGGTGTGCTGCTTGTGCTAAATACACATGAGCTTGGAAGTCTGTAACATCTCCATAAGACATCGCAGCACCCTGCCAGTTATTAGCTGTAATAGTATAAGTAGCGTCACCGCTGTTATCAGTGTTACGCACTGTCTTAGTAGTCATCGTAGTAGTTCCTACGAATAACTTATTATTACCAGCACTTAACACTTGATTACTACCACCATCTACTAATTCAAATATAAACTCTACTGCATTGCCAGCACCTAAGTCAGTATTAACTGCAGAGTTTACTGTAGTCCATCCTCGTCTTGCACCGATACGACCATATTTATCGATCACACAGTTCTGTGCTTTTAGTGCATAACCAGAAGAAAGAGTAATACTACTTTCCTGCAAATTTAAACCAAAAAACCCCGGTGCTGCTATCGACGATGTCTGTAGTTGACTAGCCATTAGACCCAGTTCCATTGAGATTCTTCAATGTAGCGAGTTGATTCTAATGAAATTGCATCGGATAAACTTTGACGATATAAAGCATAAGTCTCACCAGACTGTACACCGCCGTCCTCGCCACGCTCTGCTTGCGCCCTAGCTAATGCACCTAAGATGACTGGCTCATCAGGCACTAGAAGTGTATCAGCGTTAATTGCTAAAGGTACTTGTGGCTTGATAATGTTAAAGCGAAGGTTATAAGCACCATTTGGAATAGGAAACAAATCTACTTGGGTGTCGCCGTTAGCGTTTGTACCATTAAAGTTATAGTACATTGGACTACCCTTTTGTGGAGTCGTCAACAAGAACTGTTGATCCATCCACACAGTAGGCGCATTTGTTACAAAGAAGTTATCAGTGTCGTTTAGTACATCAATTACACGAAAGCGTTGACCAGAACCTGTTAATACATAGTTAAATACATCGGCTGTTGTTGTGGCAGACAGTGTCTCTGATAGAGCATTCCAGTTATAGGAGTCCTCAACCATTCGCTTAGCATCATTAACATACCGAGCAATGAGCTTAACATAAGCGTTATCCGATACCGAGGAAGCCTCTGGCTCTCGTAAGCGAATAAGTACGTCATTAACAAGTTGAATATAGTTCATTGAAGCCATGTGCTATCCTATCATAGTTTGACTGTTTTGTCAAGTAAAATCTTTACGAACCACAATCCCACTTCTTTAATGCCAAGGCTTTACGAGTAGGTCTACCCTTTTCATCCTTCATCGGACCCTTGACACCGCCCATCCTTGCACAGAAGCTCTTTCGCCTTCCAGCCGCTTTAGGCGACTTTGCAGCCGCTTTAGCAGAAACTGGAGGCTTGAGGTTAGCACCTTCTGTTCGCTTGAAGTAAGCCCTTCCTTTGGCGTTTAAACCACCTTCTGGGTTCTGATATGCTTTCTTTGGCATTATTTCTTCTTTTTAGCTGTTTTAGCAGATTCTTTGAAGTCCTGCGCCGAAGGTGCGCCTTTGCTGCCAACCTTACGCATCTTCTCGCCTGAGCCAGCAGCGATACGCTTACGCTTTTGGGCAATGTTATAATACAAGCCCTTCTTAGTAGCCACGCATTGCTCCCATCTTCTTTATAGGCTTAGCAACTACCTTAGCACCAGTCTTCTTAGCATACGACTTAGCTTGCTTCTTACCCTTAGTTGTATAGGGGAACTTCTTGTCTTTGACCATTGGCATATTATTTCCTTTTCTTGGGTTTAGCGGTTGATAATGCGATTGCTACAGCCTGACGCTGAGGTTTTCCTTCTTTGACTAACTTTGAAATGTTCTTACTGATTGTCTTCTGTGACTTACCTTTAGCGAGTGGCATAATTATCCTTATACAAAGTTTTGTACGGTACTGCGTTGTTCTAATTCTAATGTTACAATACAGCTTGCATTCGTTGCACCAGTTTCAATTAATACACGAATCTCGTCATGCTCATCTAAGACTACATGGGCTTGTCCGTCAATGCGTAAGAAGTTCTTAGCAGTTAAAGAATAATCATATACTACAGGAATCTCTACATTCTCAGAAGCGTCATACCAGAATGCTCTAAAGTTCTTAGCAGAGGCTGTGCCGTTGTAAGCATATAATAAAGTCCACTTAGCCATGTTCCTAGTTGGAACAGTAAACATTGTTGTCAATGTATTAGCAGTAAGATTCTTACCTACGGAATGTGGTCTGCTCATTTAAGTACCAGAGTTAATAAAGTTATAATAATAAACCCAGCAGTGCCGAGGAGAATCTGTTCTAGTCTCTTTAGTCTAGCGTTAATCTGTTCGTAACGAACCTTACAGACTTCTTCGTGGCTTAGGAGTTTTAAGTCAGCTTCTGTCATGGCAAAGTCGCTATAAACGCACTAGCATCCGTCATCACATTCCCATCGGCATCTTGCAGTTCTGCACCAGCTAAGACTTCTTTTTTGAAGTTAGCGTAGTCTGTGTTGTCTGCACAAATTGGAATAGATGCACCATCTTGTTGTCTTAAAACAGAAACAATTTTATTGTCTAAATTATCTTTTTGTAATTGGTACATTTTATAACTCCGCAGAATAAGTAAAGAATGATGCGGTATTATCAATAATTATTGCCGCACGACCAACTGTTAATCCCCCACCGCTTCCTGCAAGGGCTAATGATGCACCAAAAGAAGAAGATGAGTTTGACCCAATGCTTGTAATTACTGGAACGCCAGTGCCATCATAAATTCTAGGGTTTGCTGTTCCGCCAACTGTCGCAGTCGGAGCTGTTCTCATTGTTACTGGGAAACGCATACCACATCTGTCAGCACTAGTAGTGGCATCTACAACGCCAATTAAAAAAGTTGCACTAGCCGCATCTTTTAAATCTTTAACAAAATACCTCTGACACAAAGCCAATTCTGTTCCATAAGGTCTGTAATCAAAGCTAGTAGCTGTAGAGCCTACCTCTAGCTGAACTCCTGTAACATAGAAAGTTGCTCCGCTTGTGCCGACTACGCTTGTTGCGCCTGTTGGTGCGTAATAGGAG